CACTAAGTGTCTTACCATTACCAGAGAGTCCAGTAATGAATGTAGGATAGAACATCTTAGATGAAAGTATCTTCTTAACATCATTAAAGTTTCCAAAAGGAACATAGTTTGGATCCTTATCTGGAACAATATTTCTATCTTTAACAACAGGTTCAACAGCAGGAGCTTTTGCTTGTTTCTCAAAAACTTCTCTTGCTTCTTCAACAGTAAGATTCCACTTACCACGACCAACCTTAACAAGTTGTGGTAGTTTGTTCATTCTCTTAGTAAGGCTCTGACGTTTAACGTCGAATTTGTCAGCAGCATCTTTTATATGGTCACTATTAATAGTTTCACCATACTGTCTAAAGAATGAAAGAAGATCATCATCTGTAAATTTCGCTTGAAATGGCATCGGTCAAATTTGTTTGTATGAATATAGTATAAAGGATTGTGAAAGGAATGGGGAAGATAGTAGACACTTCCCCAACTGGTTACGATACATGTCCTATAAAGGATGATAGTAACTTTTTATTACTTCCTTTTGTTTTAAGCATTTTCTTAAATGCTCTAGTAATCTGTCCTTTAGTTGCATCTTGTGCAACTTCAAATTCAGGATCATCATCTAATGCAGTATTAGCAATAGCATAGAGAGCAGTGAATGACATTGGATTAGGAATGATAGCAGACTTATCCTTCTTCCACTGCTTTTGAACTTCTTCATAAGATGTTTCTCTACTGCCATATCTGCCAACAAAAGTTGATAGATCTCTTGCTGAAAGAATACGGAATCCAACAACAGATACTTCAGGATGACGATCTCTAACCTGCTGTATGAAGGTTGAAGTTACCTCAGAGAAATTACCATTAAATGGCTTGTATACTCTACCAGTCTGACGATCACGTAAGCATGTATTATAATCTACACGGCCAGGACGAACATCAAAATCTTCAACATATTCTCTACGAACTTTTCTACCGTAAGTGGCAGATGCAGATTCACCATCAGTTAATATACAAACATTAACTTTCTGAAGATCATTGTTTCTTTTGAATTCAGGAATCAAGTAATTCAACATTACAACTGCTTCATTTAATGGTGTTCCAGATAAACCTAAACCAGCAGTAGGTTGATAGTGACAACGATTACGATAACACCATGCCTCTCTAAAAAGATTCAAACACTGACGTTCATAATCTTTAGAATTAGATCTAGAAGATATTACATTGATTAAATCAAATTGAAGTTTATCAAAATAGAACTCACCTTCTTTAAGGTTATTATGTTGACGATCATAACTACCATACCAATTATGAGATCCATAATATTCAATCTCTTCACCAGTTTCAATTGAATTCTTTGCTACGTACCAGTCATTAGAGAATGCATATACCTCAAATGGAATCTGAACTTTCTTACAGAATGAAGTAAGACTTATTAATTGCTTAACTGTAGGAAGAATTTCATTTACCATTGAACCAGACCAGTCCAATAAGAATATCATTCCGTGGTTTTTCCCATCAGGAATTGTAGTAATTCTCTTAAAGATGTCTTCATTGAATCTATATTCATGAAGCTTCGCTGTATTGAGAACCCCAGTGCGACTTGTACCAGCACGAGCATAAGCGTCAGCTGATTTCCTACACTCAAATTCTTTGACGAGGTAGTTGACTTCCTTATTGTTTGATTTTTTAAACTCTCTGAATTGTGCATCGGATTCTCTATAAGGGTACAAATCTGAATCTGGAAAACGCTCGCCAACTGACTTAAGATATCCTTCACGTTGAGTATCTATCCAATCATGTACATCTCTCCAATCAGTTACAAAATTATCCATCTTAATTGTCTTAGGAATCTCAATATAATTTACATCACTTAGATGTGAATTAGGACGAGAGAGTTCCTTTGCTAACTCATCAAATGATTTCTGAGTCTCAGAGTCAATCTCTTTACCACCTTTACCACCTTCAGGTTTTGCATTAGGAGAAGTAGAATCTCCACCTTCATAACTAGGTGTATCTAATTGAGCAGGATCTTGACTATCTTGCTGTTGTTGCTCTTCTTCTGCTTCTTCAATTTCTTCATTGATTTCTTCTTCTGATAAATCATCTGAACCTTCACCTCCACCTTCAGATTTAGTTTCAGCACCAACTAACTCTTCAGCATCTTCTATCTGCTCTTGTTCTTTCTTTTTCTGCCAATCATATATTCTCTTTGCAACTTCTAAAACTTCATCGAATGTCTCAACATTTTCAACAGCTTCTACGAATTGTAATTCAAATTCTTCAAATGGAATTAGTTCAAAACTTCCAGATTTAAAATGAAGATTGATACGATCAATAAGATTGTAAGATATTAAATCTTTACCTGCTGTACCAAAGAAATCTTGAGCATTTAATTCTGCATATCCTCTTGAAAAACTTTTCTTAAGGCCAGGATACTTACGCTTCATTAATTTTTCAATACGTGCATCCTCTACTATGTTAACATAATCCATAGAACAATCTACATCTGCTCTCCAATCTTTATTTGGAGTGAACAAAGCATGTCCTACTTCATGTCCTACCAACATATCATAAACATCATTAGATGCTAGATCCCATGTTGGTAATGTAAGAACTCGACGATCTACGTCAAACTGTGCAGTCTCACATTGTCTATGCTCAACTACTAGATTCTCTGTCGCTAGTAGCTTTGCTAAATTTCCTTTAACTTCGTTGCGTTGCATTCGATTTCTTTGTTGATGTATACATCATAACAAAAAAATTCCTCAGCCAACCAGTCCATGTGTCACTTCGTTAACTGTCTCTCTAAGGATGGAAAAATTCTTTTCCTTCTCAGCAGTAATAGTTCTATCAAACTTATCATGCATTGCTTCCTTATGACTTATGACAAAAACATTAGTGCCATCATCGAAATTACGTAGGATCCAACCAAGATCAGAAGAACCAGATTGGTCAAGTGAGCCGTCAAATATTTCATCTAGGATAAGAAGGTTAGTGTCAACGCTATTCTTAAGCTTAGCAACAGAACGCCAAGTAAGCAACAGAGCAATATCAATTCTAGATTTTTCGCCTTCCGAGAAACTGTCATAGGTAAATACGTCGCGATACCTACTCTTAATTATTTCTTCAAAGTTCTCATCAAGAGTAAAATTGACATAGAAGTCCATACTTTGTAAGAAATTGTTAATTAACTTATTCATTGTAGGAAGATATGTCTTGATAATTCTAGTCTTAATACCATTATCCTTAAGCAGTTGTCCTGCTGCTAGAATAACATCACGATCTTTTTTGACATTGGCCTGTTGCTTTGATAGATCTTTCTTATCTTTAATTAGTCCTTCTAACTTAACAAACTCTGATTTCTTATCTGGATTAGTTCCTTCTAGTTCTTTAACTTCAGTATCCAACTCACTAATACTATTTCTTATTGTAGCAATCTGAAAATTTGCTTGACTAATAGATGAGTTCTTATTAAGAACATCCTGTGATAGTTGTATAAACTGATCTTCTCTTCCTTCTTCCTTCTCAATAGCAACTGCAAGTTCATCTAATCCTTTATTCAAATTATCTAACTCATCTTCACCTTCTTTTATTTTACTAGATCTAAATTCCTCAGTTAAAACCTGAGTACATGTAGGACATACATTATTATCCTTAAAAAATTTATGTTCTTTCTTAGCAGAAGATAGTTTTGTCTTTATCTTAGCAAGGAAAGTATTTAATTTCTTTAGTTTTTCTTTAGAATTGGATAGTTCTTCCATCTCCTTAGATAGTTTTTCCACAGCTTCTGTGAGTTTGTGAATTTCTTCTGCACTTTTAACTTCATTCTTCTGTAATTCCTTAATCTTTTCTTTCTTTTTATCTATCTCTTCTTGATTTCTCTTCTCAAGAGTAAGCATATGTTGCTTTTGCAATTCAATTTTCTCTTCTAATAAATGAAATTGATAATCAATCTCCTTAATTTCTTCATTATTCTCTCTAGTTTTATCCTTGAGTAATAGATTCATTGTGGAAAACACTTGGATATCTAAAATGTCCTCAATGATTTCTCGTCTCTGTGGTACAGATAACTTCATGAATGGGATAAAAGTAGATGATCCTAGCACTACAATTTGAGTGAAGGACTTAAAGTTCATCTTTAAAATATTTTTCTCAAGGTTCTTCTGCTGTTCTACTACAGTAGATTCTTGATCTGATATCTTACCATTACAATAGATCTCAAACTTTGCAGGTTTGATAGCACGTACAACTTTATAATCTAACTTACCAATACTAAATTCTATTTCTGCAACAGTATCCTTCTCGTTAATACTGTTAACTAACATTCCTTTATTAATTTTTCTGAATGGCTTTCCAAACAGAGAAAAGGTCAACGCATCTAAGATGGTTGACTTACCAGCACCGTTAGTGCCAACAATTAAATTTGTTCTTGCTCCTTGGAGATCTACCTCACTAAACACATTACCTGTACTTAGAAAGTTCTTCCAACGAACTTTTTTAAAAGTTATCATTCTCTATCATCAGGTGGTATTAATAAATCGTCAGTGGTAACTATTAAAAATCTTTGTCCTCTTTGTTGACATGCATTGATCATCTCTTGGCCATCTATTTCCATAATTTCCATCACAGGATAATCAGGTTCATCATCTAACATAGAAAGATATCTTTCTGCATCATCTTCATCCTGAAAGATAGGTACTACTCTATTATCAGAATCATCGTATACAGAAAATACTCCTTCTGGTTTGTTTTCTAAAGTGACAATGAACATGTCAGACAGCCTCACAGCTTTCAATATATAGTGAATGCATGAGATTCTTTAAGTCTGATTTATCTACGGACATCTCGACCTCATCAATATATTCATTGAGTAGTGTCAAGGTATCTTTAGTCTCTAAATCAGAATCATCTATCTCATCATCATGCACTAGAGTTTCTACGACTTTAACATCATGAACTCCTACATTGTATAAACGATCAACCAGTGTCTCGAACATCTGGTAATCCCGTTTTTCTTCGACCACAAGTTTGATGAACTTGTCTTTATAATACTGCACATCGTATTTGTTGTAGTCGTTTTCTGTGTCCCTGTAATAAATCTTTTCAAAAATTTGATGGGGGTTCTCCACAAATCTGAGTCTATTACTTTCAGTGTCGTATATATGAAACCCACGACTATCCTTGTAATCATTCCAGAACATCTGATAGGGGTTACCGAGGTATTGTACATTACCTCGCTTTGATTTGTGATGGAAATGTCCAGACCATACACGTTCAAACTTTTTAAATGTATCAACACCTAATGCTTGATCATTTTCATAGAACATGCCAGGTGTGACTTCAAATCCATTAATCTCAAGATGTCCACATACAATAGTAGCATCTGTATCATCTAAAGATTTCATTGCTTTGTCTTTATTACCACTATTGATCCAAGGAAGCATCATAAACTTCTTGCTATCAATCTGTAGTTCTTTTGGTTCAGTATACAGAGTTATATTCTTATACTGCTCTAATAATAACTCAGGTGAATTAATCTTATTAGTATTTTTATAGTACGTTGTATGATTCCCAAGAATCATGTGTACATCATACCTTGCAAGTCTGTCAAAATAATTTTCCTTAATCCGAGCAAAAGTATTATAGTCCATAGACTTTCTGTTATCAAATGTATCGCCCAAATCAAAGACGCAAGTGATATTTTCTCGTTCGAGAGTAGGAAAAAATATTTCATCATAAAATTTTTGAAAGTAGTTCCAGAAAGCTAGCGATCCTTTACGACCATCTAGATGTTGATCTGTAATAATTGCTATCTTCATAGAAGAACTGTTTTAATACTGTAAACTGATTTGTACTCTGGATATAATTCTCTTAGTTTTTTTACTACTGCAAGTTGTACCTCTAGTATATTCATCGGTTCATTTTAGTTTCAATGTTTTCTTTAATGCTGCCCATATCAGAATATGATGCATTCATACCTGACATTGTACCATCATATGAGTCAGTATGCATAACTTCATCATGGCCAGAACGTTCAAGGATTTTTCCTTTAATTTCTAACTGTTTCTTTTCCTTCTGAATACGTCTCAAGAATGCATAGTAAATGATTTGAGTAAAGTAGGCAAATGGATTAGTACTCTTGGATGGATCAAAGTTATCAATATACTGTAAACAATTTTCTATTCCATCACATATCATATCCTCACGGAACATGTAGTTGACAAAATTTGGCTTATATGATAGATGTGTAGCAATCTTTAAAAAACAGGAACCAATATAATTGGTTACACGAGGTCGGGGAGCACCCGACTCCTTTGCAGCAAGAACTTTCTGACGATACTCCGTTATCGCAGCCAAAAATTCTTTGTTATTAACGTAGTATTCAGTCTTTTTTCTTGCCATTACTTTTGCCACAATGATCATCGTCACTGGATATAGTGTAGCACGCCGAAGGTAGTTTGTAAAGGGGGGCTTGACAAGACCCAGAAAACCCAGTACAATAACTCTGTCAAGGGTTCAAGGGATATAAGAGCCTTAGCTTTTTTTAAAAATATCTTCTAGCTTCTGCTTTTTTTCTCGGATAGAACCTAAGTAACCTGATTTACGTGGAAGTTTCTTTGCTCCATGTTGCAGGTTTTTTCCGTTTTCTATCCGTCCAAGAGTTTGATGATAGAAGAGTTCGATATTTTTATCCAACTCACTCATTGTAAGAATATGATGTCTATTTACAATAAACATTTCATCAAACGTCGCGGCGACCCACTCTCTCAATGAGAATCCAGCAATCTCAACATTACCTTTACGTTGCTTGGCCAACTCTACCTGTAGGGGTCTATTTAATATAACCTTATCTTCGTCTGGAAGATAGCAAACCTGTGCTAATACTTCCTCACCTGAAATGAGCTTAACAGTAGCAAAAAATTCTTCTTCTGCTTTTTTTAATTCCTCTTCTGTCATTTTAATTTGCTCTAAGGTTTACTCTAATCACCTCATACTTAAAGTTTTCATCATTATAAATGTTAACTCTTTCGTTGAGATGTTTTAATGTATAGTTCTGACCACCTATGTCGTCAGCTATATCATACAATGTTGCTACTTCTTTTCCAGCACCGACTCGAAGTACCCTCCCGATGGACTGGAGATTTCTGATTCTGGACTTGGAGGGACTGGCGAAGACGATGTTGTGCAACCGCTTAATGTTAATCCCAGTACTGAAAGTGCCATAAGAGGCAACAATAATCGCGTCATTTTCTTGCTCCGTAATTAATCTGACTTCTTCACGGTCTTGAACTTCCGTGCCACCATGAACGAAAAAAGTTTTACGATCACGATCTACAGAATTATTTATGATTTCAAATAATGGTTCTCCGTGCTTCTCGATATAATTAAAGAGTACGAGAGTATTGCCATCTAGATCTTTTACTAGATTTTTGATTAGATTATTTCGCCCTCTATGTTCACATAGATAATCTATCTCATCTTGATATGTCTCGAAATGCTGAGGAGCATGTTGACATAATAGAATTTTGATTCTAAACTTAGACAGGTATCCACTCTTAATGAGATCATCTGTCTTAGTGACACGATCACAAGATCCAAATAGGCCCTCAAGTACCCACTTATGAGTCTTAGATCCATCTAGTGTACCAGTAAAACCAAATC